GGAGACGTTCCCAGCTATGGGGCCGGTGCGTACCAAGATCATCGGTAAAGAGACGCCTGATAAGAAGGCTGCTGCCGAGCGGGTGCAGGACGATATGAACTACCAGCTCACAGAGGTGATGCAGGAGTTCCGCCCCGAGCATGAGCGGATGTTGTGGTCACTGCCTGCCACGGGTTCGGCATTTAAGAAGGTCTATTACGACCCGAGCCTTGGGCGTCAGATTTCTGTGTTTGTTCCGGCTGAAGATATTCTGTTGCCATACGGCACGTCGGAGATTCAGTCCTGCTACCGCGTGACTCACGTCATGCGTAAAACTAAGAATGAGATCACGAAACTACAGGTTGCGGGCTTCTACCGCGATGTGGACATCGGGGAGCCAGATAAAGCGACCGATGAGATCAACAAAGCCAAAGATAAAGAAACGGGATTTAGCGATATTAATGATGATCGCTTCACCCTGTACGAGTGCCATGTTGACTTGGACATTGAGGGCTTTGAGGATTTAGATAAAGAAGGCGACCCCACGGGCATTGCGTTGCCGTATGTGGTCACACTGATTCGTGGCACGAACGAGATTCTGGCAATCCGTCGCAACTGGCGCCCAGATGATGACCTGAAGCTCAAGCGCAACCACTTCGTTCACTACCAGTACATCCCCGGGTTTGGTGCCTATGGCTTCGGTCTGTTCCACCTGATCGGTGGCTTTGCCAATTCAGCGACATCTTTGATGCGCCAGCTTATTGATGCTGGTACGCTCTCTAACCTGCCGGGCGGTCTGAAATCACGAGGGCTGCGGATCAAGGGAGACGACACCCCCATCGCTCCGGGCGAGTTCCGTGATGCTGACGTAGGCTCAGGCACGCTGCGTGACAACATCCTGCCGCTGCCATACAAAGAACCTAGCCAAGTGCTGATGGCACTGCTCAGTAACGTGGTGGAAGAAGGCCGTCGTTTTGCAGCAACTGCTGACATGAAGGTCTCCGACATGAGCGCGAATGCGCCGGTTGGGTCTACTCTGGCACTGCTGGAGCGTCAGCTGAAGGTGATGACGGCTGTTCAGGCTCGGGTGCACTACGCCCTAAAGCAAGAACTGCAGTTGCTCGCGGGCATCATCCGCGACTACACACCTGACGAGTATGAATACACCCCCGACGGTGAAGAAGGCGCCCGTGCTAAAGGCGCAGACTACGACCACGTAGACATCATGCCGGTGAGCGACCCCAACGCTGCGACTCTAAGCCAGCGCGTTGTTCAGTATCAGGCTGTTATTCAATTGGCGCAGTCAGCTCCCGATATTTATGACCTGCCCAAGCTGCACCGTGGGATGTTGGAGGTTCTGGGTATTAAGAACGCCGACAAGCTCGTGCCTTTGGAAGAGGACATGAAGCCCAAAGACCCCGTCACGGAGAATAAGAACGTTTTGATGGGAGACCCTGTTAAGGCGTTCCAGTATCAGGATCATGACTCACACATTGCTGTGCACATGGCGATGATGAATGATCCGACGATTATGCAGCTTGTTGGGCAGAACCCCCGCGCTCCAATGATCCAAGCCGCGATGATGGCACACGTTGCCGATCACGTTGGCTTCTCTTATCGTCAGAAGATTGAGCAGCAACTGGGTATGCCGTTGCCTCCCGAAGACGAAAAGTTGCCACCTCAGATCGAGTTGGCGCTGTCCAGCATGATGGCTCAAGCCGCAAACCAAGTCCTGCAACAGAACCAAGCTGCGGCTGCACAGCAACAAGCAATGCAGCAGGCACAGGACCCGATTCTGCAGATGCAGCAGCAAGAGCTGCAGATCAAGATGCAAGAGCTGGAGTTGAAGAAACAGAAACTAGCAACCGACGCCGCTGGCGACGCAGACGAACTTCGCTTGAAAGAGCAAGAAATGAAAGCCAAACTCGAGCTGGAAGGCATGAAGTTGGCGATCGACATGGAGAAATCCAAATCGCAGTTAACTGCGCAACAAGAGCGAGAAGGTGTCCGTATGGGCATTGACATCGCAAAATCTCGTGCCCAAGTGGCACAAAAACGGGGTAAACAGTGACAATTGTTTCCGATTTCGCACGCGTATTGCGCGAACAAGTACGCACCGACATGAACAACTACGCAGACGACTGCGCAGGGGGGAACTGTCGCTCTTTTGAAGAATATCAAAAACTCTGTGGTGTTATCCAAGGTCTAGCCATTGCAGAGCGTTATATCCTTGACCTTGCTAAGAAAGTAGACGAATCAGATGAGTGAAATCATTCTGCCTCCGGGTTTATCCCTACCTCCCGGCATACAGCCCATTGAAAAACCAGACGAAGAAGCCACAGACGAGCAGAAGGCGGCGATGCTCCCTGAGCCCAAAGGCTGGAAGATTCTGTGTGTTGTGCCAGACGTGTCAGATAAGTTTGAGAACTCCTCAATCATCAAAGCTGATACGTACATGAAACAAGAAGAGCACGCCACAACGGCTCTGTTTGTTTTAAAGCTGGGCCCTGACGCGTACAAAGACGAATCCAAATTCACCAGCGGCGCTTGGTGTAAAGAGGGTGACTTTGTTCTCGTACGTACGTATTCCGGTACGCGTTTCAAAATCTACGGAAAAGAGTTTCGCTTGATTAACGACGATCAAGTTGAGGCTGTTGTGCAAGACCCTCGCGGTTTGACCCGCGCTTAAGGAGTAAAAATGGAAGACAAGTTTGAGTTTCCCGATGAAATTGAGGAAAAACAACAACTTAGCGACAATACTTCAGATACCACTGCAAGTGAAGATGAGTTTGAAGTTGAGATTGTTGATGACACTCCTGAGAAGGACAAAGGCCGCAAGCCATTAGACCGTGAAGTAGAAGACCCGACAGACGAAGAAATCGAGTCCTACACCGGCAATGTCCAGAAACGCATTAAAGAGCTGACTCACGCGCGTCACGACGAGCGTCGGGCAAAAGAAGCTCTACTGCGTGAAAAGCAGGAACTTGAGCGTCTTGCACAGCACATGGTTGAAGAAAACCGCAAACTGCGCCAGCATGTAAATACTGGGTCCGAGCAGTATGCCGCTTCTCTGAAACAAGTTGCCGAATCAGAAGTTGAAAATGCACGGCGTGCATTGAGGGAAGCCAATGAATCGTATGACACCGACGCTATTATTGCGGCCCAAGAAGCACTCTTTGAGGCTAAAATTAAAGCGAAGGCTGCAGAAAATTTTCGGGCAACCCCTTTACAAGTAGACGAAGATGAGGTAAAAACTACCCAAAACGTATCGCAACCGCAGCAAGTCGATGACAAAACCCTGCGCTGGCAGGCAAAAAACCAGTGGTTCGGCGCTCCGGGATACGAGGAAATGACCAGCTTTGCACTAGGGCTGCATCAGAAGCTAGTGAATTCGGGGGTAGACCCCCGCAGTGATGAGTATTTCGAGCGAATAAATGCTCGCATGAAGTCAACGTTCCACGAATTTTTCGGGGATGATGACAAGCCGAAGTCCGGTGATGGCTTCAGAAAGCCGAGCACGGTTGTGGCACCAGCGACACGTTCGACTGGCGCTAGAAAAGTCCAGCTAACCCCTACGCAAGTTGCGTTGGCTAAAAAGTTTGGATTAACCCCGCAGCAATATGCTGTTGAATTGGCAAAGATGGAGAAATCAAATGGCTGAAAACCGTACACCTCGTGACCTTAACTCACGCGAAAAAAATGCTCGTGCTGTATACGTACCGCCGAGCGCGCTGCCAGACCCAACTCCCGAACCGGGTTATGTCTACCGATGGATTGCTACGCATATCATGGGACAGGCTGATCCGACAAACGTGTCTAAAAAGATGCGTGAGGGCTGGGAACCGGTCAAAGCAGCAGACCATCCAGAATTGATGCTGATGGGTAACGACGCAACAGGTAACGTTGAGATCGGAGGACTAATGCTCTGCAAGATGTCCCAAGAGATGGCGGAAGCTCGCGACCGGTACTATAACCAACAGGCTCAGTCCCAGATGGATTCAGTGGACAACCACTTCATGCGAAACAGTGACCCTCGGATGCCGCTGTTCTCAGACCGCAAGTCAACGAACAGTCGCGGAGGCGGGTTTGGTTCAGGTTCTAAGTAATTTAGGAGTTTTTTAATATGGCAAATACTGCTGCACCCTACGGGCTAAAACCCGTCAAGCGTGTTGATGGCATGCCTTATGCTGGCGCAACGGAAGAATTTCTGATTGATCCAGCTGGCGAAGCCACCAACATTTTCAATGGTCAAGTCGTGATTGTCGGTTCTGATGGCTATTTGGCTATCTCTACCGCTACTGGCGCTGACATCACTACCAACAACCTCGGCGGCTCTGGCGTCGGTGCTATTGGTGTGTTCGTTGGTTGCGAGTACGTCAACGCACAAGGTCAAGTGATTCACAGCCAATACTACCCCAGCGGTACAACTGGCGTGGTCAAGGCTTATGTCGTTACTGACCCTAACGTCACGTTCCAAGCTCAATTGGATGGTTCTGGCGCTCAAACAGTCTTGGGCACCAACACATTCTTTGCTGCTGTGCAGTCTACCTCTACTGGTTCTACCACTACTGGTAACTCTACTTCAGCTTTGGATGCTACCGTTCAAACGACTGCTGCTGCCTTCCGTATTGTCGGTTTCGCCTCACCCGCAGGCGATGCTTATACAGACGTGTTGGTTAAGTTCAACCCCAGCGCTCATTCATATTTGAATAACGTTGGTCTGTAAGGAGTAAATAAAAATGGCAATTTCACGCAGTCAACTACTTAAAGAGCTGTTGCCCGGCTTGAACGCTCTGTTCGGCATGGAATACAAGCGTTATGGCGAAGAGCACAAAGAGATTTACGAAACTGAATCTTCTGAGCGCTCATTTGAAGAAGAGACCAAGCTGGCTGGTTTTGGTTCTGCACCTGTCAAGGCTGAAGGCTCTGCCATCGCTTATGACAACGCGCAAGAAGCATTCACCGCTCGCTACAACCACGAGACTATCGCTCTGGGCTTCTCCATCACTGAAGAAGCTGTTGAAGACAACTTGTACGACAGCCTGTCTGCTCGTTACACCAAGTCTTTGGCCCGTGCGATGTCTTACACCAAGCAAGTTAAAGCTGCTGCTGTGTTGAACAACGCATTCAGCGGTTCTTACCTTGGTGGTGACGGTGTCTCTTTGTGCGGCGTTAACAGCGGCTCAAGCCGTGTTGGTCACCCCCTGATCAACGGCGGTGCGAACTACAACAGCCCCACCACTGGTTCTGACCTCAACGAAACTTCGTTGGAAAACGCGATCATCCAGATCGCTGGTTGGACCGATGAGCGTGGTTTGTTGATCGCTGCTCGCGCTCAAAAGATGGTGATTCCTCCATCATTGCAGTTCGTTGCCACCCGTCTCATGAAGACTGAGTTGCGCACCGATACCGCTAACAACGACATCAACGCGTTGCGTAGCGATAATGCAATCCCCGGCGGTTTCACTGTGAACCACTTCTTGACCGACACGAACGCATGGTTCATCATGACTGACGTTCCTAACGGCTTGAAGCACTTTGAGCGTACGCCTTTGGCTACCTCTATGGACGGCGACTTCGATACTGGTAACGTACGTTACAAGGCTCGTGAGCGTTACAGCTTCGGCTGGTCAGACCCATTGGGTATCTGGGGTTCAGCAGGCGCCTAAGCCTGACGAAAAAAGGGAGCTTTGGCTCCCTTTTTTCTTGCGTTTCTTTTTTGTTGGTGATATATTGGCAACAACCCGGGGTTCCCGGTGTATCTGACAGTCCCGGCTGACGACATGCAGACAGATACGCCCCACTTGCATGTAAGGAATTATCATGGCACAAACCACATTCTCTGGCCCAGTCGTATCTACTAACGGCTTTTCTGGCCCTGTTATCGCTACTACTGTTACTGCCACTGGCAACGTAACTGCTACTGGCACTGCTAACGTAATCGTTATTCCTACCTCTGACCCCGGCGTTGCTGGCGCGATTTGGAACAACAGCGGTACTTTAGCTGTTTCTGCTGGTTGATTTAGCTCCCCCGGCAACGGGGTTTAATTTGTTTTAAGGAGCTAAATTATGGGTATGCAAACCGATGTCAAGGCCGCGACGGTAACGTCTGAAAGCGCGGCTGTTCCGTACCGTACTCGCGTTAAAGCTCTGTCTTTTGTCACAACTGGCACTGCTGGTTCTGTGCAGATCGAAGATGGAGATGGCGGTGCGGTTAAATTAAATATTGCAACAGCAGGTGTGGCGGATACGCAGCACATTTTGTTGCCCGGCGAAGGCATTCTCTTTGAGAACGCTGTATGGGTTGTACCGGCGAACGTCACGTCTGTGACGGTGTTTTATGGCTAAGTCAGCAGCATGGACGAGGAAAGAGGGCAAGGACCCCAAAGGCGGTCTAAACGCCAAAGGGCGAGCCTCCTACAACAAGGCGAACCCCGGGAAACCGGGTTTGAAGGCCCCCGCTCCAAGCCCAAAGACAGAGAAAGACGCAGCACGGCGAAAGTCCTTCTGCGCCAGAATGTCTGGGATGAAGTCCAAGTTGACGAGTTCAAAGACAGCCAAAGACCCGAACAGTCGTATAAACAAGAGCCTTAGAGCGTGGAACTGCTAAAAATGGACATGATGTTGTGGAACGGAGGGTTATCCCTCATTGTTGCTTTAATTCTTCTGTGGGTTAAAACGTCCCAAGATGAAGTTAAGCGCATTGGTATCTTACTTAGCAAGACTCGTGAAGAGAATGCTGAGAAGTATGTGACTCGTTCTGAACTCCACACAGACATCAACCGCGTTATTGACAGGCTTGATCGGCTAGATACGAAGTTGGATACGTTTATCCGGGAGCAGAAGAGTGCCCTCAACTAGCAAAAAACAGGCTAAATTGATGGCGGCTGTGGCGCATAACCCAGCTTTTGCTAAGAAAGTAGGCATCCCACAGTCCGTGGGTAAAGAGTTCAACAAGGCCGATAAAGGCCGTAAATTTGGAAGAGGTGGCGACATGATTAAAGAATATGGCGGTGCTGAGAAATACAAGTCCAAAGCAGCTATGAAAAAGCATGAAGCTGCTGAATCCCCCGCAAAAGAAAAAGCGGAAGGTAAAAAGGCCAAGATGGGCTCTATGCAGAAAATTGCGGCTCGTGCCGTTAAATCCCACGAGAAACGCATGCACGGCAAGAAGATGCGTATGGGCGGTTCAGTTTCTCGCGGGTGTGGCGCAGCCACAAAAGGAACCACATTTAAAGGAGTTATGTAATGGATATGCCTGATACAAATATTGAGGCTCCTGCGGTTACAGCCAATCCGATGGCTGCCGCCCGCATGAAAAAGATAAACCCCAAAGGTCGTAAGCTCGACAAAAAGGGTAACCCAATCGTCACCAAAGAAGAGCTGGCAAAATCAGGCATGAGCCTGCGCGATTTCTTGAACAAAGAGCGTGGGTTAACAAAACGCGTCACGACTAGTGATCGAATTAAAAACGACGAGACTCGCAAACGCAATACAGCGCCCGTAACTCGCGCCGAAACAGACGCCCGCGTAATGGCAGGTGAGAAGCGCAAGCGAGACAACGCCCCGATAAGTCGCGGTAATGTCCAACGCGACACTACTGAGGGTGAAGCTGCGGCACGTGCAGTCGCATCTGATGGCGGTATGGAAGCCGCGCAGGAAGCCCGGGATTACGCAAAACGTCAACGTGCAGCAAAGCTGGAGTCAGAGTACGGCAGTGGTCTGAAAGGTGGCGGGAACGTCAAAGGGTACAAAAAAGGTGGTTCAGTAGCCCGAGGTGGTGGTGCTGCTACGCGCGGTACCAAGTTCAAAGGCGTGTGCTGAAATGCCAGAGTTTGTGGCCCAGCCAAAGAAAATTGCGGCTAAAACAGCGAGATACAGATAATGGCAACATCAGGAACCACTGCGTTTAACATGGACCTCACCGAGCTGGTGGAGGAGGCGTTTGAGCGTGCCGGTTCTGAAATGCGTACCGGGTATGACTTGAAGACCGCCCGCCGCAGTCTGAACCTGATGTTTGCAGATTGGGCCAACCGCGGCGTCAATATGTGGACGATTGAGCAGGGGTCTATCTCTCTTGTCGCCGGTACAGCTACATACAATCTGCCTTCGGATACGGTGGACTTGTTGGAGTTTGTGGTTCGTACCAACGCAGGTAATGCCTCTACCCAATCTGACCTGTCTGTTTCTCGTATTAGTGTTTCTACCTATTCCTCCATCCCGTCCAAGTT